GTATAGATTCTAACGCCTTCTGTCTTTCCTTTTACTGCAATAATATCAAGTTCTGTCACAAAAAATTCATCTTCAACTTGTTTAGCTGTTAATGGACCAAGTACAATACGTACTCCGTATGGCTTAGATTGTCCTTCAAGTCGTGAAGCCAAGTTGACGGCATCTCCGAGACATGTGTAGTCAAAACGCTGACTAGAACCCATATTACCAACCACAACAGCGCCTGTGTTAATGCCGAGTCCCATACCAAACGCAGGAATGCCCTCTTTTTCAACTTCTTCATTAAACGCATCTAAACTTCCTAACATTTCTAATGCAGTCTTTACTGCATGTTTTGCGTGATTCGCATCATCTAATGGAGCATTCCAAAATGCCATCTGAGCATCACCAATATACTTATCTAATGTTCCTTCATTCTCTATAATCTTTGCAGTCATTGCAGTCATATAGCGATTCATAATTTTTGTGAGACCTTCGACATCATCACCATAATGTTCTGATATAGAAGTAAAACCTCGAACGTCTGTGAACATAATAGAAAGTTCTCTGCGTTCTCCACCAAGTTTCAATAGACTTGGATCTTTCTGTAACTTTTCAACCATTGCTGGTGATAAGTAAGTTCCAAATTGTTTCTTAATTTGTAACTTTTGATTTAATTCAGTAATAAACTTGACTGTAAATACATGTGTATATACAATAGCCAAAGTGATGATAGGAAAAACACAATCGAGCAAATAGTTATAATGGTTGAACGAAAATATACTGCCATACCAGACAGCACCAATAATACCGATAAAAGGAATAAAGCCATATTTCCACCTTGATAAAAAGATTGCAATAATAGATAATGCAACAATCATCAATATCTCTGCACCATCTGCCCAATCAGGTCTTTGTATATTCACCCCATTAGCCATCGTATTTATAACAGCCGCTTGGACATCTTGCGGCCAAACTGCACCTTTTGCAGTTGATACAGGATTACCAATACCTGCGGCAGATACACCAACAATTACAATTGCTTTGTTAAAATCTTTAGGTAAATTAGTAATTGAAACACTATTAGATTTTTGAGACCAGTCAATCCATACACGACCCAAAGCATCAGTTGAGATTGGACCTAAAGATGGAATACGCATCTTCTCAACACCACCTTCAAATAATTTTACTTGTACAGTAGAATCACCTGCGGCAACACGTAATGTTTCTAATGCTAAATTAGGATAAATCTTATCTTTATATGAAATAACTAAAGGAACTCTACGATTAACACCATCAATTTCTGGTAGAGTATTTGTGATGCCAACACCAACAGCATTTTCTTCTAAACTTGGAATATTTGCAATTACGCCAGGATATTGGACGATTTGATTCATGTATTCTGGATTTAGAATAGCTGAACCGGGATTCTTTGGATTATTCTTAGTGACATCTGATGGTGCATTTGAAAGAACTACTGGATGAGTTTTGAGTGTTTGTGCTAATACATCATCACCACCCAATCTGTCTTTTTCTGGCATCAATACATTGAATACAACTAGTCCAGCATTACGAGCATACAATTCATTAATGAAATCTGCATAAACTTTTCTACTGAATGGCCATTGACCATATTTGTCTAAAGCACTCTGGTCAATATTAACTGTATATGTATTATTTTGAATTGGTGCTTTTGCAGTAATCACAGTATCAAAGTATCGAAGTCTTGTTGATTCCACAAAAGATGGATCCTGAATTCTTATTGTGAGTAATACTGCTAATGTGATGAGTGCTAACCAAGGACTTAATAATAGTTTTTTCATTTAGACTGCCTTATATTAATTGAATTAGATACATTGTCTTGATTCTTTAGATTAACTGATACGCCATCTTGAACCAAATTTATGTTATATCCTCTATCTTTGTTAATTAAAATAGTTGCATTTTGAGTTGTATTTCTCGTCACTTGCCAATATGTAGTCTTATCAAATATGTATACTTGTGTGGATGGATTATATCCAGCGATGAATGATGTCATGACGAATAAATCTAATGCGTTTGTTAAATAATCAACATCTAACGCATTGATATCTAATTCATTTGATTTAGCCATTGGATCAACCCACACTTTAATATCTAAAGCATTCTTATCTAATTCAGTAAATGCCAAAACATCTTTAACTTTAGAATCTTCGATAATCTGTTTTAATATTTCTTTTGGTGGTTTAACAATTAACATATTGTCAATCATTGATTCTGAAAGATTTAGAATTGATGGCTTTGATGGTTTTGTTTCTGAATTTGTTGTGAATGTTGCTTGAAATGGCTTATTCAATACAACAATACCTGCGGCAGTCATAACTTCAATTGATCCAACTGATCCATCGAGATTTGGCAATAGAATGATGAGTGATTGACCTATCTCATCGACTGTCATAGTAAAAGCTGTACCACGAACGGCAACCGTTGCGGTAGGTGTATTAATTGCAACATTCTTATTGTTTTCGTGTGCAATATTACCAGAAGCATAACGAACAGTACCAATAGCAACTTTAAGTGCTAATTTTCCTGTTCCTTTTGATTTTGGATCATAGACGAAATCATCTATAGTGAGTTTGGAATGTTCTGTGACACGAACTTTTGTGCTATCTTCAAATGTGATACCAACAATACCATTACCAGTTGAAACATTATCCATAGATTCGATGCCAACATTTAAGACGGCATCTATCTTGGATTTCTGACGTTCAACTTCACCTAATCCTTTTTCTTCCGTTATCTTTCCGATAGCGGCAAAAGAATTAATGCTGAATAATAGCAGTAGAAGTATTATTGCCCGTAACATTCACAGTCACACTATTAGGATTAGTAGCACCATCTTGAGTAACATTTAAGCTATTACTGTTACCAATAATACTTGATGTAATATTGTGTCCATTTCCATTAGTACCATTAGCACCAATTTGAGTTGTATTGATAGTATTAGAATTACCGCTAACTGTAAAATTGTTATTAGTATTTTTACTATTAATTGTACTTGTTAAACTATTAGAATTACCTGTAATAGTAGCTGAATAGTTGTAGTTACTTGCATCATGAGTTGTACCGATATTTAAATTAGTTGTGTTATCGCTACCAGTAACAGTATAATTTAAGTTACCACTACCTGTACCAAAGTTACCCATGTTTAAGTTTGTTGAGTTACTATTACCATCTTGACTGATATTTGCAGTTCCATTACCACCAATAAAGTTACCAGTAATAGAGTTGTTCATACCATTTTGGTCAATAGTTAAATTCATACTATTACCATCAACAGAAAATTGTGGAAAACCCACGCTTGATGGATCACCTACAGAGTTGTTTGAACCTGTTTGTGTGATAGTTACAGTAGAATTATCTGCGTTTGTTTGGTCAATATAAACAGAATTCCCTCCAGAATCTGTTGCCAATGCACTAGTTGCTAATAACAAAGCCATCACAAAAGTGATTAGCTTGCTTTTCATTTACTTCTCCTTATTGTTTAAATTTCCAGATGCCTTTCTTTTCACCTTGAATAATCATTTCATCAACAGCAGTTTGAATTGCAGACTTCAATGCATATACACCTGGCTCATTACTTGTTACTCCAATTTCACTTTCTATGTTTTGAGTGCCACTATCTATAAACTTAAATATTGCCACAGATTGTGCTACACTCAATATTCTTTTTTCTGAGTTTACTGTGAGTAATACTTCACCAGTATTAACACTAACAACTCGAATACTTACTGTTACTAAATCTTCTTGATATTGTGTGTTTGGTCCAATTCCTAAATATTGAAATCCAAATCCACCAGTTTTCACATTGGTATCATACGAAACGATTGCACCCTCAATAATCATTCCAGCATATAATATTGTTCTTAATGATGTATTATCTCTTGCTTCTTCTCTTGCTGACCTAATTAATTGTCTTTCTTTTAGCAAATTATCTAGATTCACTCTTTCAACAACTCTAAACCATTTACCATCACCAGAATCTTGTAGTGATTTGATTAATAAAGTTTCGCCACCTTGTGTTACTGCTGATGATAGTTTTGCAATAGAACCACCATCTTTTCTTTGTCCAGTTTTATCTGTGAATGAATATACTCCAACAACAATTTTACCATCAGCAGGTTCTGGTAATTTCTTCATTACAGGCTCAACAATCACTTGTGGTTTATCACTTTGAGATTTTATTGGTGAACCAACACATCCACACAAACATAATATTAAAGTGAATATAATAATTCTCATATTAGAAACTCAATTGACCTATAGGAATTTGAACTTGTGTTACATTACCATTTGCATCTGTTACCGTCATTGAAATTTGGTCAGAAGTTTTAGTATATTGAATAGTATTACCCTCAATTGTTACAGTACCACTATTTTGAGGATTTTCACCAAAGAGATTATTTACCAATTGAGTAGATAGTTGTGCATAAACTCTACTCTCAAAGTTTGTCAAGAATTTTGCTAGAATTGTATTACCTGCGGCAGTGGCGGCATCAATGGCTGCCTGTTTCTTTGCCGCTTCTATTGCTTGCTTACGAGTGTATTCTGTATTTTCAATTGTTTGAACGTGTGAAGAATATCCTACACCACTGAACGTTGGGCTTTTAAAGCCAAAATCCAATTCAGTTGCATTTACATTAAGACTTACCACCATCATCAGTAGTGGAACTATTTTTCTCATCTTTCATTTCCCTAAGCATCAAAACAATGTTAACTTTTTGATTCAATCTAATCAAATCATTATCTAACATTCTAACTCGGTCAATCAAAGCAATCAAAACAGTATTCGCTTCATTCAAAACAGGCTTAATTTCTTTTGTTGCCCATTCCCACACATAAAAAATCAAATATCCCATGCCGCCTGCGGCAACGATTGGGAAGCCATACTTATTAATTAAATCTGCTACGTTATCCATTAGTCTCTTCTCGCATCATTTTTACCATCAGCACGAGCAATTCTATCTACATCTGGTTTAACACCAAGCGCATTTGACACTAATGTGTCGATACGTATGACATCGTGATTCATTGTCTTGACACGATTGTCTAATGCAGTTATAATGCCACTTAATCCTTTTACCGAACTCATCACGCCAGCAAGAATAAATTTAAGTGTTAAGAATACAAAATATCCTGCTGATAATGCGGCCGCTATTGGAAATCCAACTTCAGCAACTAATTTAAAAAAATCCATATGAATACCCTAACAGTTTACTGATATATTTATGCTTGACATGAGTTTAAAAATGATATATAATCGAAATTCAATTAAGAAAGGAAGTTTTATGGACATTTTAGCATTGAAATTAATTACTGGTGAAGATATTTTGGGTGAGATTGAATCTCAATCTGAAACTGAATATGTGTTATTAAACCCAGTAGGCATCGCAGTATTACGAGGTCAAGATGGTAAACCTCAAGTTGGATTTGCACCATTTCCAATTCACGCAGAACAAAAATCTGATTCAACAATCGTTATAAGTAAGAAGCATGTCGTATATTCATATGAACCAGCAGAAGACTTCATCAAAAACTATAATCAAATCTTTGGTACAGGTATCATCACTCCAAATAAAAAAATTGTAACAGGTTAATTAATGTCCTTAAATTTCTATACAAACGTTCAGTGTTCTGGTAATTATATTCTATTTCGAGGTATCGTAAATGGAAAAAGAATTACTAAACGATATGAATACACTCCAAAACTTTACGAAATTGTAAACAAAGTAACTCAACACACAACACTCAATGGTGATTATCTACATGAGTTTATGTTTGACAATATTCGTGAAACACGAGAATATATCAAACAGAACGATGGTATTGAAAATAAGAAAATTTATGGTAACACTAAATTTGAGTATTCATTCATTGCAGAGAATCATCCTAATGAAGTCGATTGGGATCAATCACTTATCGTAACAGCCGCAATTGATATTGAGGTTGGATCAGAGAATGGATTTCCTAAACCTGAAGAAGCGAGTGAGCCAGTAACTGCTATCACATTGAAATATATGAATGGTGGTGAAACTTATGTGTTCGGCCTTCGTCCTTATGAGACTAAAGGTAGTGAAATCTATATTCAATGCAAGGATGAATACACATTATTGAGAAAGTTTCTTGATATTTGGGCGTTGAAATATCCTGACATCATCACTGGTTGGAATATTAAGTTCTTTGACTTTCCATATCTTGTCAATCGAATGAAGAAGATTCTTTCAGAAGATGATGTCAAACGACTATCTCCATGGAATTATCTGACTACTCGTAAAGCAGTTATGATGAATAAAGAGCAGACTGTATATGATATGGTCGGAATAGCGATGCTTGATTATCTTGAATTGTATCGTAAATATTCAAGTAGTGGTAGTCAAGAATCATATAAGTTGGATCATATTGCATCTGTAGAATTAGGTAAGAACAAATTGTCATATGACGAATATGATTCTTTGCATGAATTGTATGTTCAAAATCATCAAAAGTATATCGAATACAATATTGTTGACGTTGAATTGATTCAAGAACTTGATGATAAGTTAAAACTTATTGAATTAGCTTTGACACTTGCATATGATAGTAAAACTAATATTGACGATGTGTTTACACAAGTACTAATGTGGGATATCATTATCTATAACTTTTTACTTAAAGATAATATCATTATTCCACCAACAGAGCGTAAAGAGAAATCTGAAGCATTTGAAGGTGCATATGTTAAAGTTCCATTAGTCGGTAAGCATGATTGGGTAGCATCATTCGATTTGAATAGTCTATATCCACATTTGATTATGCAATACAATATCAGTCCAGAAACATTAGTTAATAGAAATGAATACACTGATGTGATGCGTAAGATTGTTGGTGAAGTTAATGTTGAAAAACTTCTTAATAAACAAATAGATACTAGTCAATTATCAAATGTTACTGTAACTCCAAATGGTGAATTCTTCAGAACAGATATTCGTGGATTCTTGCCAAAGATTATGGAAACGATGTATGAAGACAGAAAAACGTACAAAAAGAAATCTATTTTAGCAAAGCAAGATTTACAAAAAGAATCTGACCCAAGCAAACAATATGAAATCAAAAAACGTGTTGCTCGATATCACAATCTACAACTTGCGAAGAAAGTATGTTTAAATTCAGCATATGGTGCTCTTGGTAACGAATATTTTAGATTCTTTGATGTCAGACAAGCCTCAGCAATTACGCTTGCTGGCCAGCTTTCCATTCGTTGGATTGAAGCTAAACTCAATGAATTTATGAATAAACTCCTAAAAACGGAGAGCGATTATGTTATTGCGTCTGACACTGACTCGATTTATCTTAAACTTGGGCCGCTTGTTCATAAAATATTCGGTGAAAAGAAAGAAACTCTTAAAGTCATCTCCTTCATGGACAAGGTTTGTGAAACTAAGATTCAACCGTATATCGATGCT